GCAGATTGGATATTCAGTTATTTCACTCTGATCTTCCAGCCGGTCAGAATAAGGTTGACGTTTTTGATGAGCGTCGGGTTGAGCTTCTGGATCGCCGAAACCGTGGTGCTGTATTTCTTAGCAATTCCGGAGAGGGTATCACCGCTTTTTACGGTGTAGTAGACAGGAGTAGATTTCTGATTTTTCACCAGAGCATTGACCTTTGCCTGCACAGCAGAATAATCATACCCGGCAGCGGTGAGGCGTTCTTTGCGGTCAGTTCCGTTTCCCCATTTGCCGTCCAGCACCTCTTGCGCCAGCTCATCTACGGTCTTTGCCGGAGTGACCGGAGCAGGAGTGGCAGGCTTGCTGTCATCGGACGCAGACTTTGTAAAGCCGTTGAAGCCGCCGTTCTGGATAATGGCAGGATAATCCACATAGGCGTAGTCCATATCCACATTACCACTGATGCCGTCAACAGAGCCCTTGGAAGAATACTGCCATATGCCGTAGTCGCCCTTATAGGAGCATTTGCTCGCATACTGCGCTACCCAGTGAGCGTATGGCGTGAGTTTCGTGTCATCCATGCGCTCCTTGAAACCGGAAACAGCGGAGCCGTAGATCCCGACAAAGTATCCGGCATTCTCCATCGTCTCACAGAAAGCAATGGTGGCCTCAGTGATTCCGGCCTTGGCAGAGGCAGGCTGCGCTTCGTTATCCATGTAGACCGGGTATTCCAGCTGTTTACCCTTCAGGATTTGCAGGAAGCGTTCTGCATCTGCTTTTCCGGCGGAAGCAGTTACGCAGTCCTTTCCGACAAAGTAGTAAGCGCCGATGGGAATACCGGCAGCCTTCGCGCCTTTGTAATTTGCTTCCCATTTGCTATCCGTATAAAAACCGGCATCGGAGCCGCCAACTTTGATGATGGCAAACTCGATACCGGCCTTTTTGACCTTATTCCAGTCAATAGTTCCCTGCCAATGACTGACGTCGATTCCTTTTCTCGTCATGTTATTATTCCTCCTCATCGTGACGGTCATGGAGCTGCTCCAAGACCTCCTTTAATTTCTCCGGTAC